CTTTGGTTTATTAATCTTTTGTGTATCCAATCTTAATTTGATTAGATTTGTTATATCGTATCCCATATTATTTTAAACTTAATTCGTATTTTATTTGGTATAAGAACTTCTGTAAATCGTCCACCTGATTTTGAATCCAACTATCTGAACCTAATGATTGTCTTTCAGATTGTACATATGAACATAGACCCTTCAAAAACTCCACAGATTGACCTTCTTTCCAATCAACCAATGGTTTTGTTGTATAACCAACAATACGTGGGCCATACCCTTGTAATGACTCCACAAGACTATCTATGTGTTCTGTGATACCTTCATAGAAATGACCTAACGCTTTGTGTTCAGAAAATGATGTTGTTTGGTTATGCCACACATGTCCTTGTGTTTTTGCTTGATGTAATATACTAATAAACTCTGCCTGTGTTGCCATATTATTTACTAATTTTTTTGTATTTCTTATAAGGTAATTCTTCGTTCGTTAAAAATATTGATGAATAGTTGTGATGTATCCAATCATATAATTCATTTGAACTAATTTTATATTTCTTCTCTAAACCAGTATCAATTAGTCTAGTGAAATAATCGGTCTTAAATCCTAAATTTAATTCCTCTTCAGTAGGTGGAGGTAAAACATAATCTATTTCCATATCTATAATCCTTTGTGTCTTTTTAATTTTCTATTTTCTGCCATCAAGTCTTCTACCTTTTTTTCAAGGTCTTGAACTTTTAAATTTAATTCGTGTATCTCACCTTTTAAATCTTCTATGATTTTAACATAGACACCAACGGCCAATTCCAAGTTCTTTAAAACTTGATTATCTGTTTCTGCATCTGAACGTCTTTTACCAACAAAAAAACCGGCAATACCTGTTAGTGCATTTGATATAATTAATAATAATTCAGTGTTCATATTAGTAGCAATCTTGACAAGGCGGGTTTTCATGTTCCAATTCAGAATATCCTTGAATACCTCTTTTCTCAATATTTCTCATACTATATCCCTTACGAGATGTGTTAGCCAAGAATATACCGTTATTGTATTTTTGTGATCTATCTGGTATCATACCATCAATTGTAGATTGTGTAACATAATCAGGGAATTTGTTTTGACCCTTACCAATCAATAGATAATCTTGAAGACGTGTCATGTAAAAGTCTGCACGTTGTTTCTGTATAGTCCTTAAATATTTCATGGTCTCCAAATCCACAGATGTTGCATTCTCCATAGTTCCAATTGTTAAACCATTATTCATTGTTCTCGCGAAAAGATGAGGAATGGCATTAAAGTACGCAGTTTGGATTAAATATGGTTGAATATAATCATTAACCAATGTTGTTTCATCGGCATTAAATGTATTACCTGTTGCGTTTACTTGATCACATAAATGATTATAAAACTTTGTACCAATAATAGTCTGTAAATCTATTTCTTGTGCAATTTGTATCTCCGCCTTTAACACATCCATATCAACATTTTTATTGATATTGGTAAATGCTTTTAATTTTGTTTCTGATATTAATAGTACTCCCATATTATAGTGTATCTGTTTCTTCTTCACCCAACCAAGCATTACATTGTTCTTCTGTCAAACCATAACCTGACATTAACATTTGCATTGCCTGTGCTCTGTTTATTTTTTCTTTATTATACTCACGTACAATTCTTAATAATCCTTGATATTCTCTACCTTTCAATCCTTTGATATTTTCATTAATTGATGGACCTTCACTTTCTGCCTCAACAGATGTAACTGGTTTGTCAACCACAGTTGGGTTTTCAATAACATCACCAGATAAGAATAGACTTAATGGTTTAACTTCAAATGTAGTAGGTTTACCAAACTTCAAAGAAACCAATTTATTGAATACAGGTAGAATTTCATTTTGGTATGGCATGATAACCATCTTACGGAAATATTCTGAATGTTCAGTAATTTCATTTCCACCACCTAATTTACCTGATGTTGCAATACCAAACAACTCAGCAGAAGATACTCTATGTGCGGATAGTATTGAACGTGTAATATCGTCATTAAGACTTTGGTAATAATTGTCATTATCATTACGAGGAATTTGTGTAATTTCAGGTGCCAATTCCTTACTCTCATTGAATGAGATGATTGCTTGACCTGCATTATCAGTACCTGAATATTGTTCAGTTAATGCACGAACTAAGATTCTTTGTTCTTCTTCACCTGGTATACCATTATTGTAGTTAATCCATAAACTTGGAACCATACCTGAACGTAAGTTGTTCATATGGAAGTTCTTAGTTTCAATATCAATTTCGATTGCTCTTTGACCAGCTGACCAGTCAGGGATTGGATAGTAAGTTAAATTTGGTTGATATACCTTGAAGTAATAGATTTGTGATGCACCACCTTTTTCTTGATTGAATGCTGGATATTCTTCAGGTGGATATTTTTTAATTTGTTTCCAATCAGGACAATAGAAATAGGTATCAACCATATCATCATTATTTAATTTACCACTTCTAATTCTACTAAAATCTAAATGGTAAATCTCAGATATAGACTTTCTATCTTTTGACCAAATTACGTTTAATGCGAAACCTCCAAATAACATAAAGTCCAATACGGCCTTCTTCATTACTTCAGAAACAGTTTCTCTTGGATTGATTAGATTAATTGTGGCCATTGGGTTATTTAATGATACAATACCATCACCCATGATTTGATTAACTTTACTAGTTACGACTGCCTTGTGAATTGCACAATTATCGTATAGTTCTATAAAGTATTGTGGGAGTAAATTGTTCTCTCCATAGTATACCCAAGGACTACGTTGTAGTACCTCAGAAAAAATAGGTACCGATGCGGCCCTATTAAACTTTATACTTTTAAATTCTGTTTTCTTTAATTCTTCACTCATAATTAATCTTGTATGTATATGTAATTTTCATTTACTTCATTTGGTGAGATATATTGAGTAAATAATGGTTCTTCCTCAGTTCCTTGAAGTATTGCAATACCTGTGAAAACTAACTCAGTTCCGTCACCGTAAATTTTTAATTGGTATTCACCCTCATAATTTAAATCTTGACCTGGGTCTTGTAGATTTAAGATTATTTCACAATATCTAATATTCTGTGAATATTGAAGTGGATTAGAAGTATCAATAACATAACTCTTAACCTCTTGTGACATTATGTGTGTAAATGTTAATGTGTATGCATCAAATGAAGTTGAAGTATTATTATTAATATTCAACACTAATTCATTTTCCTGTGCTTTCTGTAGATATAACATATTTTATTCTCTATATAACTAAATATAAAAATTTCCAAGTTGAAGGGGGATAATATAAAAAAAGGGGCGACAAAGCCCCTCTTTTTTGGATTTAGATATAGAAATTCAGTCCTCAACAGACCTACTTTTTTTATCCTACGATAGATGCACCTGTGAATACAGAAGCCAATGCTCCTTCGATAACTCTAGCTGGTTCTTGCTCTTGTCCTGTGAACACAAGCTCAAATCCATTTCTATCACCGAATGCTGTACCAGTTGCCGCACTACCACCACTCAAATACATACCATTTACTTGACCTAATAGATATTGTACATCATTTTGGTCGATTGCAACGATTTGAATTTGGTCGTTTTGAGATAAGATTTTCAATTGGTTTCTCTTGTCTTGGTCATACTTGAATAAGATTGCAGTCAATACTTGTTCAAAGAAAATTGTACCGTTTTCGAAGTTCTTTTGTACGTTTTGTGCTAAAGAAGAAGTATTTCTCTTTAATTCAAAACCATACAAAGTTGTTCCTGTAGTTGAAGTAGCACCTGTGATAGCGCCATCAGCGTCATATGTATAACCTGTAACTTCACCACCACCACCTACAACGTAGATTTTCTTAATACCACCAATTCCATCAGAACATCCTAATTGAACACCTGAAGATATATAACAACTCATAATTTTTATATTAATTTGTTTCTGTTTATTTTAAATATGGTGGGACTTTCACCCACCAGTTTTTTTAGTGATATTACAATCCGTTTGTTGCGAAGTACTTAGTTGTACCAAATGTTGCAATTGTTGCACCATAGTTGTAGTTCGCACGTAATCTTAACTCATCAAAATCTTTTGAATACCATACAGATAATTTCTCGTGATCTGATAACAAGTCAAAACCTACTACCATGTATTCAGCTGGTCCGATAACAACTTGTGCTGAACCATTTAAACCGATAGTTGGGATAACCTTAACGTTAGTGTTAGGGTGAATTGCTTCCATCATACCAGTAATATCAGTTGAACCGATATAGTTTTGGAAGAAGTTAGCTCTTGTTAACGCTTGTACATAAAGACGGAAGTTTGCATATGACATGAAAACTCTTAAATCTTCACGAGACATTGCGTTGTCATCTAATACGTTGATTAATTTGTCAACTTCTGTGATAGGGTTACCTGCTGTACCGTATGCTGCAGAACTTGAGAAAGTTGTACCACTTGAAGATGCAACAGCTGATGCATAAGTGTTACCAGTTGATTGAGAGATTAACAAAGCGAAACCATTAAAACATGCACCACCAGCAGTAGTTGCTTGCCATAATTGTTGCTCAATTCTTTGTTGAATTTGTTTTACTTTCAAGTCAGCAATTTGTTGTTCAAATGGAACAGACTCTTGAGTTTGACCTGGAGCCATTAACATTGATTGGTATGTATCATACAAATCTTTGTAACATAATGCTTCGTTATATTTCTCAGCACATGTTGTGATGTTGTGTTGAGAGAAAGTAGTTGTACCAGATGGGTTCCATCCACAAGTACCATCTTGGAAATATGCAGTTGAATTTAATAAGTTCAACGCTTGTGTACCTTTGATACCTAAACGAACGTTTACGTATTTTGGAGTAGTTGCACCGATAAGTGCTTTTGATAATAATTCACCACCAACTTGGTCTACGTATCCACCGATACTTGCTACGTCGTATGCGAATTGTTCTCTTGATAAAATTTTCATAATTTTAATTTTTTTATTTTATTTTAATTATTTGTTTGTGCTTCTTAGTGACATAATCATTGAGATTTTCTCATCTAAGTCACCATTTGACACGTTATTAAACTTCTCAGTTTTTCCATTAGCAATTGGTTTTGCTGCTGGTTCTTTTTTGAATGCAGAGAATTGGTTTTCAACACTCTCCATTTTAGTTTCCATATTAGCCATCTTTTCAGACATTTTCTTAATAAAGTCTTTTAACATTTCTAACATTTCTACTTCAACCTCAGGACCTTTAGTTGCTGGTTCATCAATTGCTGGTTCTTCTTCGTTAACTTTTTCTTCTTCTTTTGGAAGTTCTTCTTCTAACGCTTCTTCAACCTTAACAATTACACCATCTTTGGTTTCAATCTTGCTTCCGTCTTCTAATTCGTGTACTCCATCTGGTGCAGGAATTTCTGCTTCCTCTGTAACTACAACTACTTTAGCTCCTTCAACAACACTGTCACCTTCAACTTTAACCACGGTACCATCAGCCAATTTAGCATCAACAAAAATCTCTGATACAGACTTAATTTCTCCGTTTTCAACTTCTATTTCAAAGTTTTCAACTAATCTAAATTTACCATCTTCTAATGCAACTCTTTCAAACTCATCATTAAGACGTGTGATTTTCTCACCAGCCACTAAATCTTTAGCTTCAAGAATTGTATTATCTTCCAATTTGAAAGATTTAAGAGTAACTTCTTCAGACAAGAAACCAAATTGCGTCATTAATTTCTTAATTTCTGCTATTGCGGTTTTTGAATTTGACATAATCTATTTGTTTATTTTATTATTTATCTCTAATAGTAAATATAACTTTATATATATATTACCAATTAGTCTTTTACATTTTTCAATATTTCAGCAACTTGTTTCAAGAACATCTCTTCCATACAGAATTGTGCCACTTCTTCAAAGTAACCAGAAACACTGAATCCATTTAATCTACCCTCTTTTACTGCCTTCCAAACCTCAGGGTTTTTTACCTTCATTGAAACAAACCATGTTCCAACTGGTAAGTCAGAATATCCGTATTTATTTGATTTATCTTGTTCGTCTTCTTTAATCCAACTTTCTACAACATATACATCAGATACCGCCTTACCATCATGCATAAGGTCATTATTATCTATGTATTTGTTTCTCATATATTTCTCAGCAATCATCTTGATGGTTTCACTTGAGAAATAAACATAATATGGATTACCTTTACTATCCTTACGGAATATTTTTAAATCTGGTATCATTGCTGGCCCTACAACAATTTTCTTTTCATCATCTGTTGCGAAATGTTGTTTGGACATTTTTTCTCTTTCAATTGATTTGATTTTACTTTCAGCCCATGATAATGCGGTCTTTCCACCCCAACTATCATACATCAATTTACCACATCCATCACCATATCCTTTTGAACTTTCTAAATCTACTTCATGACGAGATAGGTAACTATACATTCTTCTAATGGTTTCTTCTGAGATTGGTTCACCATTTGCAAGTTGATTTGCACGTTGTTTTCCAACTTCAGTACCACAAGAACCCCATCCATTTTCCTCAACCCATTTAAGTACGGCCTTGGCGTTATTCTTAACACTCTCAGGATAATCTGAATGACTTTCAAACATTGATGGAGGAGTTAATCCTTTTTCAATTGGTTTCTTTTTCTTGTCAATACCTGGATCAACATATCCACCAATTGTTCCCACATCATAACCAAACTTTTCAGTTTCAACATCAGGTAAATTTTCAGCAATCGCCTTTAACTCATCTGCGTTATTATCAATATGTTTTTCAATACCTAATTTCTTAATTGTCTCCCATTTCAATTTACCGTTGGTTGCATGAACTTTATCCTGTGGAATACCTAATTCATCTGCAACTTTTCTAACCTCATCTAATTGATCCGCCTGTCTTCTTGTAATGATTGAAACGTCCTTTCCTTCCTTCAAAAGTCTCTTAGCCAACTCTTTACCTCTATCGGTTGATAAAGTATCGTCATAATCAATAGAAACCTTCTCAGCAACAAATTCATATACTTTAGATAAACCTAAATTTCTAACAGTTGATGGTGAAGGATTTGCAAGTGTTTTAGATGTAACAGTTGAAGGTTGTTCATAACCCATTACTCTTGTATCAGGTATCATATCGGTTGGGAAACCGGCAATATCTACTTTACCCTTATTAACCGATGCCTTGTTTACAATTGTTGCATCTTTCTTATATTCAATTCTTGCCCATACGTGTCTACAATTGTATCCACCTCTCCAAACCATTGCACTATCACCAAAATCATTTCTGGTCTTTTCCATATCCTCAATTCTCCACACATAATTTTTTCTAATTAATGTTTTACAAAAATCTCTTGTTGTAGAAATAATTGCCGATTGAGATATACTTGGATTAAGAATATACTTGTATCTTACATTATATTCTTTCTCATCTTCTTCTGATGGTGCATTTGGACTAGTTGAAATAAAGTCATTACTACCCACAATTTTAATCTTATCAACTACCCAACCTTCGTCAAATAGTTCTTGTTCATCTTGTGCAAGTGGAACTAATTTATCCAAAAACTTATGGTCTTCTCCGTCAGGAATATGAAATTCGTGAGGTTTCTCTTTATTGAATGCCACCCAATTTACTTCAATTGCTGGTTCATCAACCAATGAGATACTATCAATACCTGATAATTCATCCTCATCGTCAATTTTTAATTCAAATATTTTTTCGTTCTTAATCATATTATTAAATATAAAATTATCGTCCTTGACCACGATATTTCTTTGGTCTTTGTGATTTAGGTCCGTAAGACTTTTTTCCTGTTGGTTGAGACTTTCTCTTACCAAATGATAGTTTGTTACTATTTCCTGATTTTCCTTTTGCCATATTATAAAGTTGAAAGGTCCTTTAACCTTGCTTGTTTTTCCGCTGCGGATGTTAATTCATTTGACACCACATACGTTTTCATTATTATTGGTTCTTGTAATGCTGCAGGATTAACTCTTGCAGGATTGTCTGGTCTTGCACCACCCATAACACCTGGTGCAAATGATGTTCCACCACCCATTTGGTTCATGGCAGATAACATTGGTCCAAACATGGTCACCGCACCTCTTGTCATTACGGCCTCACCACCTTCTGCATTAATTAATACTCCACCTTGTGCATGTCTTGGTCCTTCAATCATACCACCATCACCATAATTCTTACCTAAGTTTTGTCCTTCTGATGGTGATTTGGCACCTGATGCTGCACCTCCACCTGAACCATTTATTTGACTAATACCTTGTGCCACAGCTGATGCAACACCCGCAAGACCCGCAGCCATACCAATTGTGTTTGCTGTCATACCTGCAGTAGTTGCCGCCACACCCGCAATACCAATTGCTGCTGTTAACGGGTTTGGTATCATCGCTGCATATAACGCCTTTTGTCCAATTAATTCTGCCTTGGTTCTGAAGTACTTTGTAAGGATACCAGCAATTGCCGCACCTTGTGATACCGCCAAACCTAAGATTGCAATTGTTTTATTTTGACCAGCAAGTTGAGTTAAAATATTACCAAGTGTTGCAAGTGCATTTATCTTAGCTTCTTCTAATGCGATGATTGCATCTTTTTCATATTCTTTGGTTTGAACTAACATTTCAGCCAATTTAGCTGCCATATTATATTCATTCTCACCTTGTAATTTTAATGTTTCAAATCTCTTATCACCATATCTTTTTTCAATTTCATTTAATTGAATTAAATAATCTTCTTTAGTGATTTTTCCTTTATTATATAAATCAGTATAATAATCTTCTTCTAATGTTTGTTCTTGTTTCAATTGGTTAGATTTATCCTCCAATTGTTTTTTCTTTAATTCATATAATTTAATATTATACTCATATTGTTTAATCTCACCTTTCTTCAATTGAACATCCAATGCCTGTAATTCTTTCTCATTGGCAATTTCAGTATCTCTTAATCTTGTATCTAATTTTGTTTGATATTCAGATTTTTCTTTTTGGTAAAACTCTTTTTGTTTGTTTAAATCAATTTGTTTTTGTTTCTCATCATTTGCATTCTTAGTATTCTGATAATCAGCATCCAATGCAATTAATTCTGCGGTATATTGTTTATATTCTGCAGTTCCTTTATCATAAAGTTTTCTTTTATCCTCTAAATCCTTTTTCTTTAAATCATGTGATTTTTTAGCAAACGCTATCTCAACATCTAACTTTTCTTGTTCAGTTTTTGCTAGTGCCATTGCATCCGCCTTCATCTTATTCAATTTGGCCTCGTCAATCTTATCATCGGCCTCCATTTGTTTCAACTTCTCTTGTAATGCCTTTTCTCTTGCCGCCTTTTGTTCCTCAAGATTTTTCTTTTGAGTCTTGGTCATTTTCTTAGCACCCGCATCAAATCTTTTCTCAGCATCTTCAAATCTATCAACAAATCCTGTTACAGAAGACTTAGCATCTTCCCAAGCACCTTTAAAATCACCCTTGAATAATTTAACTACTGCACTACCAATCTTACCTAAACCTTGTAGGAAACTTGATACCGCCGAATATGCCACTTTGAATACCTTAGTTACGGTAGGCATTATGTCCATTGCCAGTTTTGCAAGACCTTCTATTACAGGTTCAAGTGCAGATACTATACCACCAAATATTTGTTCAAATGCAATTAATACTGGTTCAAGTTTTTTCAAAGAACCTTCTGTCTGAGTAAATGCTGCAACAAGTCCACCAATTAAAGATACGATTAAACCAATACCTGTTGCCTTTAATGCCGCACCCCATGACTTGGTTGCAAGTTCAACCTTTTTAATTGCACCTCCCAATACTCCTAATGGACCTGGTGCGTTCTCAAGTAAACCTTTAAAATCTTCTGATGATTGACCAGCACTCTCTAAAGCGTCTTCAATATCACGAATGTCATTTTTAATTTTATTCCATTCTGCGGTACCGGCTGGTAACTCTTTTAATTGTTGTTTTAACGCCCTTAAGTTTTTTGTTGATTCAACAACATTACCTTTAACATCAAGTTCTATTTCTACTTTCTTAGCCATTTAAACATTCGTTTTTTGTTATATGGAACACATGTTCCAATATTTTTTTATTACCTGTTAATTGATGGATTGAACTAAAATCAATATCAATTAATTTCGGTTGTTTTAATTTTTTCTTTTTTACTTTAACTGGTTTGTTGTTTTTTGTAATTTCTATCATAATCTAAATTTTAAGGTATAATTTCACTATCTATTGATATTGATGTTGTTTGTACAGATGTTACATCAACTACATACGTATATGTCACCTGACTACCATATGCTGCTGGACAACTAGTTCCCATTGTTCCAACCATTACACATGAATTACTTGTTCCAAATACTACCGTATCAAGTGGTGTTAAACCTGTTATTGTATATGTATATGTACAACTAGATGGTAATTGTGTTCCTGTTGCACCAGGTATATTTATATTACCTCCACCATTAACACTATAGAACATTGTTAAAGTCTGTTTAGATGATGCAACATCTCTTAAGTAGATTTGTAAATCTTTACCAGTTGATGGTGTTGCAGTTGGTGTTGGCGTAGGTGTAGGAGTACCTGGTGTCGGTGTTATTGTTGGTGTTAAAGTTGGTGATAATGTTGGAGTTGGTGTAGGTGTAGGAACAACCAAACTTAATGTAGTTATGATTGGATATACACTTCTGTGACCAATAAATCTTATTTCAAAGTAGTATGTACCACTTAGTATATTTGATAAACCTAATGCCGATGCAGTAACAACAAATGAACCAGATGCCGTAAATGTTGTTGATGCAATACTTCCTGTTTGTGTTCCAACAACGGCTCTCCATGGTTTATAATAATTTTGACCTGGTGCAAGACAATGAATTGACCAAAGACTTAATGTATTATTATTTTTAATAAATGGTTCTGCACCATTTAAATTCCAAGTTAAATTCCAATTTAGTGTAAATTGAGTTGCAGTAATACCTGATGCGCTAAGTGAATTAATATTACCTGTTACACTATTATTGTTTATATCATGTACAACATTATCAACATCATATTGAGGTACATCATTATTTGGATAGACAAAATCCTGAAAAATCTGTTGTCTTATATATTTTCTACTCATTGTTAATAAATATTTGTATTTAATCTGATTAATGAACTACTGGTATTTCCTTGAAAAGTATTGAAATATCCACCGACTATTATTTTATTATCAGTTTGAACATCGATAGAATATACACCTTTATTTGCTACAAAAGAACTATAAAAACCACTTCCCAATAGTGTATTAAATGAACTGTCAATTGAACCATCAGAATTTAATCTAATTAATCCATTAACTACCGTTCCATTATAATTTGATAATGTATCACTAATCACATATATTCTATTAGAATAATCCACTTTTACTTTAAATCTATTAACACCACTATTAGTTGGAATACCCGTTCCAACATTAAATGTAGTATCTACAGTTCCATCAGAATTTAATCTTATTATTCTATTTGAACTATATCCTGAATAACTAGTGAAATTACCAACACATATTATTTTATCATCTGATTGTACTGAAATACCATAAACAGGTCCATCAAAACCAGTTCCACTATTAAATGATGTATCAACACCAGTTAATGTATCATTACTTCTAAAAATTCTATTATATGAACTACCACCAGCATTTGTAAAACTACCAACAAAAATTACTTTATTATTTGATTGTTCATCAAAATCATATAATGTACCACCAGTTACAGTTATTGTGTTAATACTAGTACCATTAAAGTATTTGGCAAATCCTTCGTTTCCAATTAATAAACCTCCGTAATTTTTTCTTTTTCTTATTTTACGTACTCTATAATTTGTTGTTGAACTAAAACCAAAATAATTTATAGTTCCTAAACCAAAAGTACTAGTTAATGTATTATTATAATTTACATTCAATATTGATGAACCTGGCGGTGGAGATAAATTTACCCATTCAGTATATGGTCCACCTAAAATATATGTTGTAGGTGATAAAACTTCAATTGTAAATGATTGATTTGGAACAACATGTTTTAAATCAGACCCAATACCAGCAATGGTTGCACCTGTTGAATTGAATAAATTAGCACAATTATATTGTGATCCACTATTACCTGCCATCATTATATTACCAGTGGTCTCATCAACATTAATATCATTAACCCATGTTTGAGTGAAGTTTCCAAAACCAAATTCAATATCCAATAATGGATTTGGTGTTGGTGTTGGACCTGGTGTGGCTGTTGGTGTTACAGTTGGTGTAGGTGTATATGTTGGAGTAATAGTTGGGGTTAAAGTAAATGTTGGTGTTATTGTAGGAGTCGGTGTTGGAGTCCTTGTCATTGTAGGAGTAGGAGTTGGTGGTGCACATGCATCTACCGCACCTGTTTGACCTAATTTAACAAATCTTGTATATGTTGCCCCTTGATATGTTGTAAACATACCACCTACCAAAAGTTTGTCATATGGTAATACCGCAATGGATGAAACCTGAAGATTAAATCCTGTTCCAAATGTCATTGATAAGTTTATTGAACCATCTGTATTAAGACAAACTATTTTATTTTTTGATGAACCAATAAATGTTGAGAAGTTACCACCTACAACAATTCTACCATCAGATAATATTTCCAATGCTAATACCTCAGCATTAAATCCTGTTCCAATATTAAAACTAGTATCGATTGATCCGTCTGTGTTTAATCGTATAATTCTATTTGAACTAGTTCCATTATATGTGGTGAAATAACCACCAATCAATATTTTACCATCAGATTGGATTTTTATTTCAGTTGGTATGGCATCAAAACCAGCACCAACAGTAAATGAGGTATCCAAAGAACCGTCAGAATTTAATCTAGCAAGTCTTGTTCTACTTACACCTTGATAGGCATCAAACTGACCACCACAAATGATTTTACCATCGGATTGGATGGCCAAACATTCTACATATGAACTTGAATCACTATATGAACCAAGATAGGTAAATCCTGAACCAACCACAAAACTGGTATCTGCAGAACCATCGGTATTTAATCTAATAATCTTTGGTGATAATGTTGTACCTTTATAATACCAAAATCTACCACCAACAATAACCTTATCATCAGATTGTCTTTCTATTGGTGTTGGATCTGCGTTAAATCCTGCACCAACATTAAATCCTGTATTAACTGTACCGTTGGCATTAAGTCCTATAATTTTATTACATGTTGTACCATTATAGTCTGTAAATTGACCTACAACCACAAATTTACCATTTGATAATTCAACTAATTCATTTGTTGTATCTGGTGTGAATCCTGAACCATATGTAAATCCTGAATAGACTGTACCATCCTGATTTAATTGTATAATTCTATTTGCGGATGTTCCGTTATAATTTGTATATTCACCACTAACAAGATAGTTTCCGTTTGATAATATATCTATATCGGTAACATCTGTTCCTGTTCCACCACTAAAACCTGTACCAATTTGGAAACATTTAACTGTGGAGGCATTAACTCTATATTCAAAATCATATGTATAATTTGATTGAGTTATACCTGTAAATAAAAAAATATCTTGTGATATAGTACTAACTCTTAAACTTGGTAAAATCGATGTTGATTTTATACCATAATCTCCTCCCTCATCGTCTGTTGTATATTGACGATGTATCATTTCTATTGCAGTTGTTGTACCTTCAGTATTAGTTTTATTTACTACTATCCCAAAGTTTTGACCATCTTGAATAAATGTAGAATAAAGACTATTTGAGTCCACGTTTATTAGTTTTCTAAAATTTGGACCTGTAATTAATGTTGCCTGAGTTGTACCCGTTCCAACATATGTTATAATATTATCTACACCTCTATCATTAATTAACTCATCAAATGTAATTAAAATACTACCTCTCATACTACTAAATATAAATTTATGGACAAGCGGTGCCACAATCTACGATTGTAAATGCCGCTAAATCCGAGAATGGATAACCATAGTTTATTGATGAACAATCCACACAACCACCTAAGTCCACATTACCTGTAGAACCCATATATTGATATGTTCCTGTTGGATATGCCGATGAGTTATATTTAATCCATCCTGTGTCCGTAATATTCAATGTAACACCTGAACTATATATTGATACTGGAGGTGTTCCACCATGATATGTTGATGAACCAACTCTTATACCGTTTGCTGTCGCCTTGGTAGAAAAATCTGTACATCCTGTAAACACATTCATTAATTGTATTGTATTACCACTATTGGCAACATAACTTGGGAAATTGGTTACGTTTAAATCACCCACACCAACTCCGACACCAGATGTTACACCTGTAAAAGTACAATACATCCATAAGGTATCGTTCGGGTTTCTGTCTAAACCTGACGCCTCATAATCCGTTTTTGTAACCTCATATATGGAGTATGGTACATATTTACCAAGAGTACTTTGTACATCATAAATCGTTGAGGTATAACCTGATGTGTTACCACTTAAAATACCCACATTGTAGTCATATTCAATCGACCAACCATAACTAGTTCCACTTAATGATGGGTTAGTAAAATCAGTTTTAAACTTATATACTACACTTGGATTATCACAATAGTAGTATTTGAAATATCTATCAGGATAAGTTGACATGGTATTATTTACCTGTATCAATTCTACCTTAGTTAATTCAGGATTTGTTAAATCAAAACTATCAATCTTATTCCAAGTAAAATATTGTTCGTTTACTTTAATTAAATCAATAGGTTTTAAGTTGTTTATATCTGATAAATTTAGGTTAAAGTAACCATTCAAAAATCTAGTATCTTTGTTATATATATTGGCCACTCTATTTTGATAGAACAGTTTATATATATCATTATCAGTATAAACGTTATATGTTTCCACACCAACATCTGTTGGTTGTTCTGAGTTAAATAAATTACAAATTGAGTCATTTGTCTTTTTATTACTATCAGGGTTACCAATTGGCATTGTATGTGAAATAACAGGAGACAATAAAGAACTTACAACTGATGTACCATCAGATGACAATATTCTAAATTTATTTGTTGTTACACCTGTTGTTGGTATAATCTCATTATAGGTATCCAAGAACGGATTCTTTGTACCCAAATAATACATTAACTTAGGTTTAGTCTTTGCACCCTTATATGCTGGTACAACCTTTTGTGTGTCACCTTTATTGATGTTTTCATTTGTTGCACTATAATTTATACCTAATGGTAATTGAACATTTCCATTACCAGTAGTTCCTGAAGTATCCCATTTACGAATTACTTCTGGTGAGAATATAGTATCAATCTTCTTTTGTTGTGATTTAAAATCAGTTGGATTGTATACTATATTTTGTCCGTATATTCTGTTATTTCTATCTTTATAGAATTTGTTTCCTGCATCACCATCTTCTTGGTCAGTTAAGAATAATTCACTCTCCAAGTAGTTCAATGCTGGTTCAACAGTGAAACCTTTATCAAAAGATAATTTATTAGTCCAATCATATATTTGACCGCTACCAATATAATATTGATATGGTTCAATTGTAATTTCAAATTGATTATCAGGATTAGGTATAAAAACTAAATTAAATTTCTTTGCAATTGATGAAAGAAAATCAATTTGTTTTATATCAGGTGTTATGATTTTACTAAAATCTACATCAGAACCTTCAACAATACTAACCACAGTATTTGGTTGAGGTGGTAAGTATGCCAGTGGTTTTGTTGCTTGTTTAACATATGTTTTGGTATTGTCACTTAATGCAACAGGCCAAAAACCTGAACTAAATGTTGTTGTTAAACCTGTAGAGTTTGCTGGTATATTATAATCGATAGTATCATATATAAAATCATAAAAGTAATAATCAAAATAACCATATACAATACCAATCTTTAAATCAGTTGAACATGTAATTGGTATACCTGTGTCTTTTTTTACTGGTATAATTTGTATGGTGTTTCCTGTTGGGATATTGACACTAATGTCAATACCATCAACTGGTAAACTATCTTGTTGTAAAAATTTATAACTAAACTTAGTTTTATCATCATTGAAGTATCCATACATGTACAATAATCTAAACCATGGTGTATTGAAAAAATCTGATTTAATTGAATATCCATATGTTTTGAATATTAACTCAATCATTTTCTTAACACTCAATGCAGGTTTTAACTGATTGTCATATATACCATCTTCAGGTGAATTAATTCTATATCTTTTAACACCTGCGGCATATGCAGCTGCATTATCTGTATAACCACTCGCCAATGTTGTTGTGAATAGTCTTGTTGATCCTGATGTTGCACCAGATAAATCTACAACCAAATCATCATTTTCTTCTTTGTAGTTATAACCATTATGTACAACAGGATAGAAATAATTAGGTACCTCATCACTTGAGAAAATACTCTTATTCCAATTTGCCACAAGGTTTTTACTAAACGTATGATTGAATGTGAAACCACTATATTGTTGACCACTAAAATCTAAATCTTTTAATAGATTGTTACTTATCTGTCCAAATAAATCGGCCATTGTAGAAAATAAGGTTACATCATATTCAACTTTTGAATTTAAAACCGATACCTTATTTAATTTCATAAAACCATTGAAATATGTTTGGTCATTCATTAAAACTTTACATGGTACTCTTCTTAATGCGTTGAAATACAATGTGTCATTATCCACATTAAAGAAACCTTCAAAAAATGAATTATTCTTTTTTGAACCAGGTAAAGATAAACCAATTGAATAGTCTGAATTACGTTTGGATATATCCTGTAACTCTGCAAATGATTTATTTATCTTAATTGGTATATCCGTATATAAATCTAAATCTTCTGTTAATGTTGGTTGATTTGGTGGTACGTTATATAATTGTACTTTACTTGAACTATTAGAAAGATAAACATTAAGATACTTATATGGACTATCAATAAAGAATACTCCACTTTTTACACCACTAGTTAATGTATCAACTATTACACCATCATAACTTATTGATGTACTACCTGATAAAGTATAATATACCGTGGTAATATCTTTTACCGCAAAATCTTTTGAATAAAAAAAACCTGGAAATACAACTTGGATTATATATGGATTATTTTTAATTCCATTACCAGTATAAGAACCAACACCTGTAGATTGTGATGGAACTAAATAACCAAACCCATTTTGTAAATCATCATTAGGTATATTTGTTTCTACCCTTAATACTGTCTGTTGTTGTTGTGCCATATTAGAAACCTTTACTTACAAAGTATCCATCTGCATACTTACAA